CAGTTGCTCGCAAACGTGGAGAACGCTGTCGATGTCCGACCGGAACCGACAGAACACCACCAGCGGCTCATGCTCGGGCATATCCTCGAGCATCTCGGCGAACGCAGCCCGCTTCGACGGCACCTCGTCGATCTGCCTCGCAGAGACGGTATCGTCGAGCCTCATGAATCCGCTCGTGGCCTGGAGCATTCGGAGCAGGCCAACCATCGCGTTCTGCGGTGTTATGAAACCGCCATCGACCTCGGCACAAAAATCCTTCTCGAGCTGGGTGTAGACGCGGCCCTCCTTGGCAGACATCTCCACCGGAACTTCAATGTGATGGATCGGCGGGAGGTCAAGAACATCCTCGCTCCTGCGCTGGAATGTCGTCGCGGCAACGCGGGCCGCAAACTGTTCCTTGTTCCGCCAGCCGATGACCATGCCGGGGATCGCAGGATTTGTGATCGCGTAGGTCGCTTTGAAGAGCGAGTAGGTCGTACCAAAAGTGGTACACTCCGGCGATTCGACGGCTCGCCAAGTGCCGTAGGCGTCAAGGGGGCTTTGCGCGAGCAGGGTGCCGCTCAAGCCGATACGCTTCGCGGTCGGATTCCGCTTGCCCATCTTCGCCGCCCACTTGCTCGCGGCCCCCGACGGCGACTTGAGCCGGTGAACCTCGTCCCAGACGAAGCAGTCCCAGGAGACTTTTTCGATCTCCTTGATCCGCCACAGGCTTTCGTAGTTGCCGACAATGATCACGGCAGACGTATCAGCCATCGCGGCAATGATCTGCCGGCCTTTGTCGGCCGATGTGCCGCGGTCAAGCAGGACGATGCGAATCTCTGGCAGCCACATTGCCACCTGTTTCGCCCAGGCAGGGATCACTGCCTTCGGGCAGCCGACCAAGATGCGGCGAAAAGAGCCGGCGAGCATCGCCAGTTTGATGATCTCGAGCGCCACTCGCGTTTTTCCGCAGCCCATTCCGAGCCACAGAAGAGCGTCACGGCGACCGCTCGCCCACTCAATCGCTTCCTTCTGATGTGTCCAGAGCATCCTGCTGCACTCCTTTGCGTGGGCAGGATATTAGGCTACTAATGAAGATCGGTCAAGCGAGGTTTCTGTGCCGACCTTTTTTCGTGCCGGCCGTTTGCAGCCGGCGGGCGAGGGACACGTTAGCTTCGCAGGCGGCTCGCGAGAAAATCCAGCATCGGCTGCGGTTATTTCTCGCGTTGACGAGAATCCTCGCCACGATCTTCCCCTGCTGCGCCATCCTCGGCGGGAACGTCCAATGGACGTTCATGATCTCCGCGGCCTCGCCGGTCGAGACGGCATCGCCGAATGCGATCTGGTGCTTGAGCGCGGCCAATGCCTTGACCATCGGCGGCCGGAGGTCAACGCCAGCACGAGGCCGCTTGCCGGAGCCGCCCTGCTTGAGTTGCTCAGAGTATTCCTCCCAGTCGGCCTCGCACTCAGCAAGGGAGTAGATGCTGAACACACGCTCGGGGTCGCTGACTACCGGGGATGCCAGGGTGCGGCTCGTCAGGAGCCCCTTCCCCACCATTCTGGCGGGGGTTGTCCAATGCACGCCCAAGAGGCACGCGGCCTCCCAGGAGCCGATTGCCTGATCGATCTGCTTCTTTGCCATGCTGTCTGCCTTCTGGCGATCTGGCCGCCGATGAAGAATACCCGCGTGGCCTGCCCAAAAGCCAACTTTCGCCTAATCGTCACGGCCCCCCTCTTGACGAGTGGAGGATAGGGGATTTGAATACAGCCGTGTGGAACCGACGCATGGTGCCACACGGGCCGGCAAAAAGCCAGCCCCCACAAGGAAGACACATGGAGGTGCCTGCTGATGCCTCGCTACACGGTGATTTGCGAATGGGAGTCAGAGTCTCAACTCGATGCCGACGAGATCGTCGTGGTGACGCCCACACCCGCCCAGGCCGCAGAGAAGGCCCGCGAGAAGTGGTTGCGAACAATTGGCTCACAGTGGCCTCATTGCCGCCTAACAAGCGCTTTTGTCCTGACGCCGGAAAAGTTTTCGGAACTCTCATAAGGGAAAATTTCTTTCCCAACGCGCCCCCCCAAGGGGGGGCGCGTGTTCTTTTTTTCTCGCATGGAAGTGGTACTCCTTTTAAAGGAGAGACACCCCATGCTCTTGCACCACGTCCTGCGTGATCTCTACGCGCCGCTGACAGGCGTCAGCGACCGCACGATCACGCTATACGGATACACGCTGCGATCCTGGGGCGATGTGCTCGGGCGTCCGCCAGAGACCACCGATCTCGAGGAGTTGTCGGTGGCCCGGTTTCTGGCCCGCCGCATCCGCGAGCTGTCGGCGGCCACGGCAGCCAAGGATCGCGCCCAGGTTCGCGCTCTCTGGGAGTTCTGCGCCCGCAGAAAGCTCTGCGACACTTGGCCGCAGGTGCCGCGGATTATCGTGCCAGAGCGAATCCCCGAGGCATGGCTGACCGACGAGATGAAGGCGATCCTGGCTGCCGCCGCCCAGGAGCAGGGCCGCATCGGCGGCTTTCCCGCGGCGGCGGTGTGGAAGGCGATCCTACTTCTTTGCTACGACACGGGCGAACGGATAGCTTCGGTCGTTGATGTGCGGGCCGGCGACGTTCGCGGGTGCAACGTGATCTTCCGCGCCGAGGAGCGCAAGGGGCGGCGGCGGGACATCCTCCGCGAAATCAGCGTCGAATGCGCCGACGCCCTTCTGGCGATTCGCCGCGGCCCCGACGACACGGCGATTCCTTGGGATCGGCACCGCACATGCCTTTGGCGAATCTTGAAGATCATCCTTCAGCGAGCTGGACTGCCCAGCGATCGGCGGTGCAAGTTCCACAGGATCAGGAAGACTACGGCGAGCTACTACGAGGCGGCCGGCGGGTCAGCCCAGCGGCTGCTTGATCACTCGAGTCCTGCGGTCACGAAAAAATACCTTGACCCCAGGATCGTCAGCCCAGGCGTGCCGGCCCCGAGCGTCCTGCCCAAGGTTGTCTAGGAGTCGGAGTTCCACTCATCGCTCATGTCTCCGAGGGTCTCGGCAGCGAACATGAGAGCCTGCGCGACGATGGCTATTGCGATGGCGATGGCTGCGAGGCACTTCGACAGGACTGCTCTCAAGGCTCCACCCACGTCCCAGTAGCCTCATCAAGCGTCCATCCCTCGCCGGGACATGGCGGGACAAAGCCCTGCAAGTCATCTCGCCACAGATAACCAATCCCGGCGTAATTAAGTCTGAATTTGCCGCTGTACGATGTCTGCACCCACCGCCGATGCCCTGTGATTGACTCCATGAGGTCAATACCATTCGACTCGACCTCAACGCCGTCAACGAGAAGCACCTCGTTGGCGACCACTGCTACAGATGTGACGACATTGTTCTCGTCCAACTCGGCGAAGTGTGCCATTAGAAGGTGATACTCCCCGATCCGGTGAATGTGTAAACGTAATCGCTGCCAACAGGAGTGACTGTCGGCGATCCTGTCGTTGAAATTGCTGGGGAAGGGCTGCGAATGATGACCACGCCGCTGCCACCGTTACCGCCCGCTCCTCCACCACCACCGCGATTTGCCGCGCCCTGCGAGGCGGCTTGATTTGATGGCGATGTGTTTCGACCGCTGCCGCCGCCGTCCGTTGCAGTGCCAGCCGTGGCAGATAGGTAGTTCGCGCCGCTGCCGCCGCCGCAGTAACCTAATGAACTGCCTGTTATGTTGCTGCTGACACCCGACCCGCCATTTCCGGCGGCGGACGTTGTTGCGCTGCCTCCGGCACCCCCGGCACCACCACCGCCTCCGGTCGCATAGACACCGCCTGCGTATCCATAACCTCCGTTAAAGCCTTGGGTACCTTGCGAACCAAATCCAAACGCCGCAGACCCATATGATCCGCCGCCGCTCGCGCCGGAACCACCAGCAGGAGTGCCGTCTCCACCTCCTCCAAACCCGCCGCCAATTGCCGTTAGGCCGAGAGCAGTTGTTGATGTTCCTGTTGTTCCGGGTGTTGAGGAGCTTGCGCCGTAGGCATAGGCAAGAGTGCCACCGCCGCCGACAACGAACGAATAGGTCACGCCAACGACCGCTGGGAATGTGCCGGTAAGAAATCCGCCAGCCCCGCCAGCCCCACCGCGAGGGCCAGCCCCACCACTGCCGCCACCACCAGCAATTAGGTACTGCACAGCAATGCGAGACGGCCAAATTGCCGACGACAGCGCAGCACCTCGCAGCGATGTTCCGCTAGTCAGTCGCCTGCTCATGTGATCTCCACTCCATACGCGCCGAACGACAGAGTGGCCGAGCTTGCGTAGACGCTGATCACATCTGTTGCAGCGAGAGTAATGCCGAGAGTGAGCGTGATTGTATCGTTGGCCGGAATCGCCGAGTCGTACACCAGATAGTGCTGCGCCGCCACCGTCGCACCCGCAGGCCGAATGGCGACTCTATACGTTGCTGACGTTGCGGCTTGGTTGCATATCGACAGTGTCGAAACAATGGTGCTGGTAGACGCCGCCACCGTGTAGAGCGTCGTCAGCGTCGTAGCTGATGGGTTTAACTGTCCGAGAACTTTGTGTGTCTGTGGCATTTCAGCCTCCCATCAATAGAAACGGATGAATCGGGATGAAATCTAGGCGGGCCTGCGCGAGCGTCCCGCTGGTTATGTCGCTTGCCGCGTGCGAGTGACTTGTCGCAGCCGCACCGATGGCGGCGGGAGTTATCGGATCACCGCCGCTTGAGCCGTGCGATGAAGCATGCGCTGCGACGTTGGTAGCCAAGTCCCACGCCGAACCTGTCCAAGTAAACGTGCGACCGTTCTGCGAGGACAATTGACCGACACTTGGCGATGATGGGAATGAGAGTGCCACGGTTAAAAGTCAGGTTTTACGGGGAAACAAGCTGAAGCTTGGGAATGACTACTGCGGTAGAGGGTGTGTTAGCTGTCCACGTCCATCGAAATATGCGATAATTTGCCGCGGCTGATAATGTAAATGTTCTGGGCTGCCCATTTGAAGTAAACGATTGATAGTTTGTGCGAGTGTCCAAAACTACAAAGTCTGTTCCATTGTTTGAACCAGAAAAAGTCCAACTAACTGGGGCTTGGGATTCTCCATAAGTAGAATCACCGTATTCAGTGTTGTAGCGCGAGGTAATAGAGTACCCCCCAATGTTGCTATATACGCCACTGCCAAAGTCGTATTGAATCCAATGTCCAACGCAATTACCAGGTGATGCGTAGTAGGTGTTGTCATTGATAGTCGTCTTATCAAACGCGCGCCAAGCCTGCAATTGGGTGTTTAGAGTTGCGCTGGCCGATGCAACGCCGCTGGATGTCGCGCTCGTAAGAACCGGGATCGCGCGGAAAACATACGACGCCGGTGTCGCAGCGCTGCTTGCCGTTGAGTAGCTGCCGGTTCCGACTCCATTCACCGCCGCCACGCGGAAAACGTAGCTTGTTTCGTTTGTTAGTCCTGTGACGACCGCGCTCGTTGCCGTTGATGCCGACCTGCTAACCGTTGTCCAAGACGACCCAGAGTTTGTCGAATACTGCACGGTGTAGTCGGTGATCGGTGTCTGCGCCAGAACAGTTGGTGCAGTCCATGACACTGTCACCAGCGCATTGCCAGCAAATGCCGTCACGCTGGTCGGCGCAGCGGGCAAGAACAAATCCCACCGCGTGTCGGCCACGCTGCCGCCGACCGGGCCAAGCTCCGCGTAAGAGTTGCCCGTCCAGCGATATGTTTTTGCCGTGTCTGTCGCCACATACAAGATTCCGGCAACGCCCGGCGAGGGGAACGCGGTCGTAGCCGCGTATTCGGCCGTAGTTGTGCCGATGGCAGCGAGCGTCAACTCCCACGCATAGCCGCTCCATGTGTAGGTGCGGCCGTTTTGAACGGATAGTTGACCGACTGTCGGTGATGCTGGGAGGGAGAGTGCCATGTTTAAAAGTTAGTAAATGCCGCTGCTGGGACGGTGAGCGTTGATCCTGTGTACCTTGCCACGGTGCTGACTCTGACATCGTCTATATAGCCAATCATGTTTCTCGGCGGAAACTGGCTGTTGTAGGCGATATACATTGGCGCAGTCGACGAAAAACTTGACGATGATGTTCCTGTTGAGGCAAGCGTGCCGTCAACGTACAACCTCACAGTTGTTCCGCTTCTACTCACCGCAACGTGATGCCAAGCATCGTCTGAGTAATCGCCAGAAGGCGTTGAAACAACCAAGCCTCCGCGGTACAGAGCGATCTGTCCGCCAGTAGAGGAGTTGTTGTTTATGAGCAGGGAAAATCCTTCGTTTGTTGAGGCATTTTCGTTACCTATAAGCTGTGCGTATTGCACGCTGCTTGCCGTCTTGACCCACATTTCAATCGTGAAATCCGACGTGCCTACGTTTACGCCAGACATCGAGAGATAATCTCCAGATGCCGCAAAATACGCGCTCTTTCCACCAAACTTGCTCTGGGCAGTCGATTGCGTTGCGTTGCCACTGGCTGTGATCGTCTTTGGCGTGCCGCTGGAATCCGTAAACGTGTTTCCTGTGCCGTCCATTCGGAGCAACAGCGCAACTGACGAGAAATAGGGATCTCCACCCACTGTGACACTGTTACTGCTTGATGAGTAACTTCCGGTGCCAACACCGTTAACCGCCGCTACGCGGAACACATAGCTTGTTCCGTTGGTTAGCCCTGTGACCGTCGCACTTGTGGCAGTAGAAGCAGATCGGCTAAACGCCGTCCAAGAAGACCCAGAGTTGGAAGAGTATTGGACGAGGTAGTCCGTCACTGGAACAGCCACAGTTGGAGCAGTCCAAGACAATGTGGCTTGCGTATCGCCAGACATCGCCGTCACGCTTGTTGGGGCGGCAGGCAAGAACAAATCCCACCGCGTGTCAGTCGCGGCACCACCGAGAGGGCCAATCTCGATGTAAGAAGCACCCGCCCAACGATAGACTCGCCCCGTGTCGGTCGCGATAACCAACTGAGCAGCACTGCCAGTGGCAGGGAAGTTCGCCGTCGTCGCGTACTCGTACACCTGCGTTGCACCGCCACTGCCTGTTGCCAGTGCCGTGACGACACCGGCAGACGAGCGGTAGAACAACTTGCCATCGGCTTGATTCAGGGCGATGACGCCGTTGCCAAGCGACGAAGGCGTGTTGCCTGCCGTGTTCGAGTAAAGGTTACGGATCGTGTTCGCCATCGATCAAAAGCTTCCGCAATCAAGAGTGCTGTTGCCATCGAGGTAATCCGTCCCTGCCACCGCCGCCGACACGCTGCCCGCACCCGCCCCCTTGAGCAGGCCGACTGCCGTGATCTGCGACTGCATCGCTGGGGTGCTGCCCGCCGTCACGCGACCGTAGGTGTCAACCGTAACGCTCGTGTAGGTGCCAGCGGTGGCGATGCCCGAGGTCAGGCCGATCGAGTTGCCGGTCTTGGTCAGGGTCGAATCCACAGAGAACGAGCCTGCACCGCTGAACTGAGCGAAAGTTAGGGCCGTGGTGCCGACGGTCGTCGGAGCGTTGTTCGAGCAGACCCAGCCCGTGTCCGCGCCGACCGTGCCTTCCTCGACGAAGCAGAACATCCCCGGATTGATCTCTGAGTCTGCGTCTGCGTCCGTAGCCCGCGACCACGAGCCAGCCGCGACGACATAGATGCCGTTCTGCAAGCCCGATGACTGATTCTTGACCAGCACCCGGTCTCCAGCGATCACGGCCACGCCGTCGATCGTCTGCGTGCCTGAGAGCGTGATGTTCGCCGTGGTAGCGGCTCGCACTGACTGCTTCACGTCAAGTCCGCTGCGGAGAGCGTCGGCATAGGACTTACTGACGGCATCGCCGTCGGCTGTTGGCGTCCCGAGGTTCGTGATCTTCTGCGAGTTCATCGACACGCTGCTCGTCGGCACGGCGAACTGGTCGAGCCTCGCAGCCGTCGTCACATAGGACTGAGCCTGGACATACGCGGTGGTTGCGATGCGAGTCGAGTTGTCAGACGTGCTGGGGGTCGTCGAGTTTGGCGTGCCGGTTAGCGTTGGCGATGCGAGGAGAGCGTAGCTGGCAAGCTGCGAGGAAACGTCCACGGCAGCGACCGCGCTGGTGACATACGCCTTGCTCGCCCAGTTTGTGCCGCCAATCGATGCGATCGTAGTCGCGCTGCCGCCCGCACCGCCGGTTCCGAAGCCAGCGTAGAGAACGCCGTCTGCTTCATTCAGAGCAAGCTCCGCTTGCTGAAGGCTTGACGGCGCGCCTGCGGCACCGTTTGCGTTTCTTCTCTTTATCCGAATGACGTTCGACATCGCAAAATCCTCCTTGGACTAAAAATTTCCGCCGTCTGTAAGTTGAATTTCGTTGACGTTGTGCCACTTCGTCGCGCCATACCGCAAAACATCACCGTCCTGCACACTCGACAAGTTCACATCAACAAGGTCTCCGAGACCAGCACCAGCATTGCCCGCTGGCCCCTGCGGCCCGATGCCACCGCCAGCATTTGCCGTCACGACAGACGAGCCGACGCTCGCGGAGATGTTCCCCGAGGCGTTGACTGTCGCCGTGATCGGCTGCGACGAAACACTCGCCGTGATCTGCGTCATGCGTAGACCTCCACGGTGCCGCTCAGAGCAGTCCGCTGCACGCTGCCGGGTGCCGTCCAACCCAGTTGCCAGCCGTAGGTGCCAGCGGCGAGAGAGGCGGTCTGCGTGTCTGTGAGTGCGATGTTGACTTGACCAGAGGAGGCGTCGGTGATCGTCGTCGAGAATGGTATCACGGTAGTACCAGTGACGAGGCTCGTCATGCTCGCCGTTACGGTGTAGCCGACGAGAGTAGTGCCGTCGAAGTCGATCAGAGTCGAGAAGTCTCCAGACTTCTTAAAGGCAAGATTCATTGTGCCGGGTAGCAAGCTGTATGTGCTGCTCATCGTGTCGCCCCCTCAATTGCCATGCCGATCTCATATGCCAGATTCTGCGCCTCGTCGCTTTCGGCCCACTGGAGCAACCGCGTAAGGATGACGGGGCCGACCAACGCGAGAGCCGCGTAGGCAAGGGCGACGGTGATGGTTTCGTTGTCGTTCATGCTTTACGACACAGCGTTTAACTGCACCGCACTCAGGCCAGCAAACGAGTCGCTCGTGCCGTCAGGCGTAAGAGTCCATCGATAAGTCGAGTAATTCGCCGGTGACGCCAGCGTAAAAGACTTCGTTTGCCCGCCGCTTTGCCATGAGATGACTTGCGAGTCAAGCAGCGTGAACGTCGATCCATCGTTACTACCCGAAAACTCCCACCCGCCAATGCTGTAGTCCCTGCTGCCCATCCCAGTGAACGTGTAGCCGCCGATGTAAGACTTTACGCCACCGGCGAACGTGTATTGAAAATACCTCTTTGGCGTGTCCGAGCCGTTTCGTGCCGTGTTGTATTCGCTGCTACTGCCGTCAAACAAATTCCAAACAGCACCACCGCCAACCGTGTTTGCCTCTGCCGTTCCATCCGACGTGTTGCTCGTCAGAGTCGGGATCGCGCGGAACACTGCGTTACTCGGCGTCACCGAATTTGATGCCGTGGAGTAGCTCCCGACGCCCACGCCGTTCACGCCAGCCACTCTGAACACATACGCAGTGCCATTGGTCAACCCAGTGACAGTCGCACTTGTTGACGTGTTGCTGCCATCATCAAAAGTTGTCCACGAAGAACCGGAATTGCTGCTGAACTGCACGACATAGTCAGTGATTGGCGTGACCGACAAAACGGTTGGCGCAGTCCACGACACGACTGCCTGTGCGTTGCCGGCACTTGCCGTCACGCTTGTTGGCGCAGCGGGGACGAATAATGCCCGCAGCACAGCGTCGGCACCACCGCCACCGCTGCTGCCACCACCGAGAGTGATGCTGACAATGTTGCCGCCTGGGTCTTTCGTGTACGCCTTCGCGTCCACCCAGTTGATCGCCAGCTCGTTGGCGTCAAGCACGGTTGGCACATAGTTTGCCACCCACGACCGCGCTGGTTTTACTTTATTAGCCATGTGTCTAGGTGACCGTGAGGATGGCTGGTTGGGTATAGGCGGTAGCCGAGCCGGTTGCGGAAATCGCGCATCGATACCGCTTGCCGCTATCACTGATCGTAAGGCCGCTAAGAGACAGCGTTGATGATGTCGCGCTGCTGATGTTCGACCAAGTCGAGCCGGTGTCTGTGCTGACCTGCCACTGATACGTCAACGTCGCCCCGCCCGCTATCGTCGCTGCCGTCGAAAACGAGACAGAGCCTGCCGCGACAGTCGCTTTTGCCATTGCCGACGACGACGCTACGAGAGCCGTTCCGCCGCCACCAGCGACGTAGAACCAATCGCCAGAGGACGGCAGCGACCCGAGCGTCCACGACGCCCCGGTGCTACTCCATATAACGTCTGTGCCGGTTCCGGTTCCAACACCGAAAGCACCCCTCGTTGCCACAAACGCACCGCCGCACCATCTGACGCGCGACCAATAGTTCGCCACTGGTAGCGTCACGGCAGTCCATGTCACGCCATTTGTTGACGTATAGAGAGTGTTAGTTGTTTCTGGGTAAGGATTCCCAACAGCAAGCGGTAGCAAAACAAACACGCCATTGCCAAACGCAATGCCGCCACTCCAGCAAGCGGAAGGCAAATCTCGAATCGTCCAAGTCAGTCCGTCGGTGCTGGTCAGATATTGCGTGTGGACATTAGACCGAGTGTCAAGATTCACTGAATTTACAGTGGCAACAAAAACGCCGTTGCCATATGCAATGTCAGAAACCGCGCTGGTTCGCACCGCGTTCCCCGAGTTGTACGGCATCGATCGCATCGTCCACGACGAACCATCTGGCGACGTGAAATAATTGACGATGTACGTCGAGTTTGCCTGTGCTTGCAGCATTGCGACAAACAGGCCGCCGCCATATGCAATAGAAGAAAAGTCGTAGCTGAAAGAAGTGTCGCCAGACGCAGATGACCATGTTGCTCCGTCAGTGCTCCTAGCGACCGGGAACGGTATGCCGCCTGCGGATGAAGATTTACCAGCAGCAACATACGCCCCATTGCCGTAGGACATCTCCGATGCAGCAAAGTTCTGCGGGAGGTTCGCGCTAGTCCACGCCGACAGATTTGACGATGTTGCAACTTTGCCGGTTCCAAGCGCGAAAAATGCGCCATTTGCATAAGACAAGCCCGAAACGGTCAGATTAGAAGGCGAAGTTTGCGACGACCATGAGACAACGGCCGTCGCAGAGCTGGCGCTGAGAGGCTGCGACGTTATCGTGATTCCGTTGAAGATTTCCCCGACGTAGTCGCCGCCATCGATTGAGTCGTTTGCACCGAGCCCGCCAGTGCTGGACAGCGTGAGGGTCGAGCCGTTTGCAGTCAGCGTGACGTTGCTTCCTGCCACCAGCGTGAGGTTGCCAGTCAAGTTGTTGAATGATTGAACGTAGTTGTGGCCGTGATTGATGGTCGCGTACCCAGCAGACAAACCCGAGACGAGCGTGGTGTTTGTCGGGAAGTTGCTGGGCACGCCAGACAGGTTCGCGTATGCGATAATCGGCAGCGCGTGCGTGTGATCACTTCTGCTTGCGAGGTTGCTGCTTCCCGCAGAGGCCGTCCCGAGGTTGGCTGGCGTGGCATCGGAAAGCGTTAATGACGTTCCGTCCGTTCCGTTTGTGCCGTTGACGCCCTGATCCCCTCGCGGGATCGTCAGGTCTAGCGTGACGTTAGCCCCACTATTTGTTGTTGTTGCCGTCACCGCCGCAGACGATCCGGCTGCACCAGTCGTCACATTGCCAATGGCGAAGCTCGGCGTAACACCGTTCGTCCCGTTCGTGCCGTTCGTCCCGTTCGTCCCGTTCGTGCCCTGATTGCCGCGTGGGATCGTTAGGTCTAGGGTGACATTTGCTCCGCTGTTGGCGGTCGTTGCAGTGACAGACGCGGACGATCCGGCCGCGCCAGTCGTCACGTTTCCTATGGAGAAACTTGGCGTAGCGCCGTTGAGTCCGCTGGCACCTCGAGGAATTCCAAACGAAAGCGTGAGGTTGCTGCCATTGGCTACGCCAGATACGGTGGCGTTCGACCCAGGAGACAGGGTCGTTGTGTTGCCAATGTTGATGCTCGTCGCCGGCCCCGCCGGCAGGCCGATGTCAAGCTTCGCCGCATAGGCCGTCCCGGCGTCGTTCTTCACATACGCCGACGAGCCTGCTGGCAGCGTAACAACACTGTTGATTGTCAGCGTGCCGGATACGATCGTTCCGTTGCCGGGAGTGACTTCGCCAATCGAAACATTCACAGAGCCGCCGTCGCCAACAACGGTATTGAACGCATCTCCGTTAACGACGGAGACGCCGGTCGCGCCGGCGTTCGTGACTGTGACAGAGATGTCGCTCATGGGGCCACTGGCGTGACGGTGCCGCTAACAATCGTGCGAGTAATGTCGCCGGGGGCGACCCACCGAAGGAACCAGCGGTAGTTGGTTCCTGGGGAAAGAACCCCAGTCTGGGCCTCTGAAAGTCCGACGATCATCGACCCAGCAGTGGTGCTAGATATCGAAATCGTCGGGGCCACGACCGTCTTCCCGATGCTGTTCAGCAGGCCCGTCCCGCCGCCCGTTGTAGAAGTGTCGGTCTGATAGATAAATGACGTGAACGTGTAGCCGGCGACTGACCTTTGCAGGTTCACTGCGATTGAACATTCGTCTCCAGGTATAAAAGTTAGCCCTAATTCACCTGGAAGCTGGCTGAAATTTGCCACAGCATCACCTCAGTTCGTGGCTGATTCGCCATGCTGCCCGGTCTTTTTGACCACTGCGGCCTTGATCTCGTGCTGGTCGGCGGCAATCGCCTGGAGCGTCTCTGCCTGCTTCATTTGCGTCTTTCCGATCTCGTCCAGAGTCTCTCGAGTCGAGTCCAGAAACTCGGTGTGCGACTTCACGATCGGCACCAAGACCGTGCTGTGGAGCGTCACGGCCGCGTCCCTTGCGAACCATAGGACAACCGCCAGAAGGACAAGGGGAACGCCGAAACGCTCGGCCACGCGAAACGCGGCCTCGACGAAAGATTCGCTGCTCATCTGCGACTCCGCGACGACAAAATATAGGCCGGTAGCCTATTTAAATTGTAGCAGCGTTGAGTTGCAGCTTGAGGTCATCCAGGGAGCCCGAATTGTCGATGGTTCTGGTGATCAGATGGTCGCTCACCCCAGCTTCGCTTGAGTGCGCGGCCGATTCGTCGGCAAGGCACCGCCAGCCTGGGCGTGCGACCCGCCAGACCTCGCCGCCCGCGTCAACGATGGCCTGTGCCTCGTTGTCGAACCGAACGTCGGTGATGACAACGCCATTGAAGGTCAAGTGGTGGGCTGCACGCTCCATCGCGATGCGAATCCATATTTCGGGGTGGACGGTGCCTCGCCCCCACTCGGTGCCGAGGGTCTGGAGCAACTGCCTGGGCGACTTGCCGAGCCAGGGGATGACGGCCTCTTTCACGTCGCGATCCTTGAGGCGTGAGACGGAGAGGCCCGTGATCGCCGAGACGCACTCGTAGAGTGGGTCGGCGAAGGCAACCTGAGCGAACGGGCCGCCGTTTGAATCAGTTAAAAAATTCGCCAACGTATTCTTACCGGCTCCAGCCGGCCCGCAGAGTCCGATCAGCATGGCAAATCCCTCCCGTCGAATCGAATTGTGACCCCGACGCTGCCGGCCAGCAGCCGCTGGCTGACGCCGGCCTCCTCAAGCATTTTCTCGGCCAGTTCCACGTTGAGCAGCCATCGGGCAGGCGTGGCGTTGCGGAGGGCGATCAGGCCGACGACCTCGCGGATGCCCGCCGAGACGATCGCCCTGGCGCAGTCTGTGCAGGCGAACCAGGGGCAGTAGAGCGTTGCCCCCGCCGTCTCCAAGCCGATCTCAGCGGCCTTGTAGATCGCCGCCCTCTCTGCGTGCTCAATAAAGTCGTATTTGAACGGCCGCGCGAGCCGATGCTCTGGGCGTCCCACCCCAGGCGGGACGCAGTTGGCGGCGTAGACCGTGCCGCCGGCCGCCACCAGCACGGCACCATTCTGAGTGTCTGGGTCGTGCGAGTGCCGCACGGCGTAGCGGCAGGCGTCGTGGAGGCGGTCGATGTCGCTCATCGTGTCGGCCCCGCAACGTGCATGGCGGTCAGTCCGCCCTCGGGGAGGTAGATGAAGGTTTCCATGCACTGCCGTGAGCAGATGTACCCGCTCGCCGAGTGCCACTCGTCTGGTGGCGTGATCGACGGGGCTGTTCGCAGCACCACAGAATCCACCGATTCGATAGACCGCTCGGCGGCCTGGGCGTGGAGGTGGCCGGTGTGGAACTCTCGATACCAGCACCGCGACCATTCGGACGACGCCTCCATCGCCATGATCTGCGGCAGCCGCTTCTTCGCCTTGTCGCCGTGGGCCGCGCCGATCAGGTTGCTGCCGTGAGTGACGTATTGCCGTCGCGTGTAGTGCGGCGAGATGGCGACCCGCCCGTCGTTGCGAAACCGCTCTTGAAGAATCCTGCGGAACGCGGCCGTCAGTGTCTCGTCGTGATTCCCGTTGACAACGAGCACGTCGGTCGGAACGGTGGACGCCGATCGCTCGACCAGCGACAGGAGCGTGTCGCAGCCCACTTGAATCATCTTCTGGAAGCGACCGTCGTTGTCCTGCGGCGTGCCGGCCGTCGTGTTTCCCGCTGGGCCGTCGGCGTTGAACAGGTCGCCCAGGAACAGGATCGTGCGGCGGGCTGGCTGATATGTGTCGCCGGTATCTAGCAGGGACATCCCCGCATCGCCGACCATCTTCTCGGCCAGCGACAGATCGTAGTCCTCATGGCCCGTCGATTTCGCCCAGGCGTATTTACCAAAGTGCGCGTCGGCGACGACGAGAACTTGCCAGAGGTCGCCACGCCCTTTTGGCTTGATCGGCTTCTGCTTCGCCCGCGGGAGCCCAGCCGCCGCGATCATCGCCTCGACGGCTTCCTTGATCCCCGGCCCTGCCTTGGGCTTGAGCCGCACCCAGACGCGGTGCAGCTCAGTGACCGTTGGCTCGCCGTTGTCGCCAGCAGTGGCGACCTCCCACTTCGTGGCTTCACTCGCAGCTACCTCCATCTTGAATAAGTCGGCTTCGATGTGCTGGAGGAGATCATCGACCGTCTTGATGCGGCGGCTCGTCGAACGCGCCTCGAGCACGTCGCCCTCACGACGCTGCGTCACCTGTTCTGCGTCGGCGGCCGGCTTCGGCGATGCGGCGGCCGCCGCGGCCGAAAGGATGTCACCTGTCAGACCTCCTGAGTCAGCCATCGCTGGATTTGCTTCCATTTTGAAGGTGTGTAGCCACGAGCTGTGAGCTTCTCAACGATTGTCCTCGCCATCTGAGATGCGGAGACACCCGTCGAGTCGGCGGTCTTCCGCCACTGCTCACGAACGGCCAGGACGGCGTCTTGGTGTTCTTTTGACAGACCCTGAAACCAACTTAGGCTTGCTGGCGACGGCTTTGCGCTTTCCAGAATCTCCGTTGCCAAGTCCATCCGGCTTCTCCTTGAGGTGAATCCACCCATCTTCATCGGGGATGCCGCCCCCCTCGACCTGTTCGTCGTCGTCGTCGGAGAAGACGAACTCTTTTGGTGGGGTTGCCATGCGTATAGTGTGTCTTAGTAGTCTTTATTGGTCAACGTGAGATTTGCGTGCATTCTTGATAGCACGCTTGATGAGAAAACGGCCTGCGGCGTCAAGGAACGGCAATCCGCGCCTCTCGGCGTTCTCCCGCATGGCGGCCAGGATGTATTCGATCCTCTCAGGGCGGTCGCATTCGTCTGGCCCCCAGGAATCCATCTCGCCGGCAACACTGTTGCAGGAGCAATCTGGCGAAGCTGTGATTCGGAACGGCCAGCCGGCCAGCAGTTTCTTGAGTTCGGTGCCTGGGCCATGCGTTGCGACAGGGGGGGCTAGCGCGACCACTCGCGAAAATCTTGGGTAAAAAGGGCTATCGACATCGACGGTCAACTCGTCGCCATCTTGCGCGACCACGCACGGCGCTACTTCTTCAAGCGTGTAGCCCCGCTCGATGCAGCGCTCGAAAAGATGTGACCTGTGGCATTTAATCACGGCAGTGGGTTCTCGCATCTGGTCTGACATTCCGCCGTAGCAAACGGGCCGTCTACTGCTGCGTATCCACCCTCTGTCTCGTTTGACGAGCAGAATTTTCCTGGCTCCACGTCTGTGCCCAGCAGTTGAAGAACGGGCTCGGTGTCCTTGCATGAGTTCCATATGCCGGAAAACGCGCCCCAGCACGATCCAGCACCACCGGGGTCTTCAAATGAGTATCTCTTGGTGAGAGAGGCCGCGCCGTTTAGTGTCGGGAAGCTGAAGTCCCATCGAGCGGCCATCCACCTAGTGATGCTCACAATTACACTGCCACCCTCAATCGTCGCGCCGTCTACGGACGTTCTTCGACAGCACGAAAGACCGTTGAATCGTTGATTCAACACATACCCAGTTCCCAGCAGGACGTTGATCCAGTTGTTTGTGTATCTTCCGTCTCCAATGCTCTGACCAGGGCAATCCCCAAGATAGTCTGACCTAAAAAACCCGTTTCCAGAATCACCCTCGCCGAGGCGGTTGCCGCACAACCCGTTCACGAGTGGTTTTACTTGAGAGCTTATCCCCGTAACTCCACACCAAGAAACCTGGATTCTGAGGTTCCGGTCGCACGGGCTTTTTTTGTGGCAGTAGCTTTTTCCGCAGCAGATGCACGCCATGCTATATCTCCAGCGAAACGTAGGTGGCCGTGTATGTGCCAGTCATTATTGTCGCCGTCTGCGTGGAACCCGATGTCGTGATTGTGGCGGTCTGCGTATTTGCCATCGACACCACGGTTGCCGTTTGGGTCGCACCCGAAGTCTTGAATGTGACCGTTGTCGGAGTTCCGGCCGCTTTTATTTTCGTGGTTGTCGTGTTGACAGATATTTTGCAATTTGTCGTATCAAGGCTCGCGCTTACGCCCGAAATCACATCGACATCCGTTGCGGTCGCAATGTAAGTCAGCGTCTTGTCCTCGCCGGGGCCGGCGAAGGTCAGTTTTTTCGTTTCGGCGGAGCTGAGAAACGTAATTGACTGCGTCGTCGCGCTTCCCATGAACGTGATCGTCTGCGTTGCCGTTGCCATGACCGCCGTCTTCGACGACATCTGGAACGAGACGAGATACCACTGGGTGCCGTCTTTGGCGACGTTGACGATGCGGGTTGTCGCCGTGCTTTTTGGCGATGGCAGGCTGACGATCTTGTTGAGAACGCTGACCGTGTTCGGCGTTGCCGTGACGCCATAGAACGTCACGTTCTTGGAGGTGTCGATCGGCCACGCGCCCGCGACGGTGCAGACGCGGAATGCCTTTGGCGAAAAGCTAGAGCCGCCGTCTTCAAGCGCCGTCGGAATCCGGCTCACCGGCCCGCCAAACGAGATCGAGTCCACCTTCGCGATCGTGCTTCTCAGCTTGTTGCGAAGGCTCTCGCCGATCAGGTATTTTTCGGACTCGGCCATAAGTCACACTACCTTCACCGAGCAGACGGTCGGCTTCTGGTTTTTGTCCACGGTGGGCTTGCCGAGATCGATGGTGATGAAAATCGTCCCGCTGCCGATCAGTGTGTCGCCGTCCATTATCAAGTAGTAGTACCGCGCCGGGTCATTCGGCAGGTACATATCATCCCTGCTCATAACGCCCGTGACGGGGTCAACGTACCGCGAGAAGGTTGCGCCAAACGGAATCACGACGTTCAAGACGCCGCTGGATATCGAGTGCGGTAGGCTGGGGGCATCAGCGTCCTTGACTTCGGTGGCAACTCCGTAGTCTATTAGCGCCGTGTAATCGTTTATCATTCTTCCTGGCCGCGTGACTCCAGAATTTTTATATAGCTTTTCCCCAGGCGAGAAGAACCTTATGGTCGGCCTTGCCGCGCTTGCCCCAATGAAACCCTCAAAAAGCGAGCTTTCCGAAAACTTCGCGTATGCCTTCGCGAATATGTTGCCGTCAAGCGGCACGACGCCGAGATCGCAGAACGCATAGGACAGGACGTAGTTCCGCTTCTCGGAAACAACGATGTCGCGTGTTACTGGAAGCGTGAGTGCCACGATTCGGTTGCTCCTTACGAGAACCAGCGTATGCCGAAGTTTGAGAAGTTAGTGCCGAAAGCCATCTCGGGCTGGATGCAGATGCGGTTGATGAGGACTTTCTCGGCTACCGGAAACGCGCGTGTGTTTCGCGGCGTTCCGTCGTCGTTGAGTGCGACCGGCTGGGCGGACGGCCTCTGTGTCCATCCGCCTTGGGTCGCGGGCACCGTAACCATCGCCCTCGTCCTTTTGGTCTGAGTCCCAAAAGCGTAGGTCTGTGGCGTTCCGGCGCTATTGAGTTGCACCTTGCCGGTTTCGTCGTGCTGAAGAGTCAATGCTTCAACGTCAACGACATCTGGTGACGATAGGCCGTAGTTGATGACATTAAACCCCGTCTGCGGCACGGCCATATCCCATCCAATGGCCTGGAAGCCACCTCGAGTGATTGTCCAGTGCGCCCTAACAGCAAACCCGAACGTAACCTTGAAGCCTCTGAACGTCACGTCTCCAAATTGCTCAACAATGGACTGCGACGAAATGCTTTGAAGCATACAGCAGTGAATGCCGACGCTTAGATTCGAGAACGTGAATATGTCGCTGTTTACATATCCGCAGTAAGCCAGCAGTTGGCTCATGTCCGAAGAAGAATACTGATCGATGTTGATGTTCACGACCGGCTCGAGTCGCGTAACCCCATCCACAAGATCGCCGACAGGGTTCACCGCCGGAATCCACGCGCCAGACTCGCCGTTCGTCACCGGCGCGCCGCCCCACGCAGCGATCTCCGTCAGCGACGTTGTCATCGAATACAACGCTGGACGCAATGTCGGCGACTGCGTGCCTGGGTCTACGCTGCCGATACCGGGGTTACTGCGATACTGCGCCGTGACGATCCGCACCATGCGGCTCTCGCCGTCTGCCTTGACATCGATGCTGACGCACGGGATCGGGTTCAGCGACCCCAGAGGGTCGCCGATGTTGACGCCGATAGCTTCCGAAAGGATGAATGACTCGTTCGGCGAGTTGAGCAGAATCTTCCACGTTCGCGTGGCCTGATCGGCAAGCCCGCCACCTTCGGCACTGCGGCTGAATGATTTGCCCTGCGCGAGTTCGGAGACGAGCTTGGGCATTAGAGGAGAACTCCTGGGTTGTTAGCCTTGAGGTCGTTCCTAATGTCCTCAAGGTAGCCTGACTGCTTCCGCAGCTCCGCGAGGTTCACGTCCTTCGCCGAATCGTCGCCACGAATGAGGCGGGTCAGTTCGCTGGCCCCCTGGCTCGTCGAAACGTCGGAGACGCTGAGAGCTGCTCGAGACGGGCCTTGCAGCAGGGCGGTCTGCCGCTCGTCTTGGAACTGCTTGAGCATGGGGGCAACAGACTCAAGCTGATTGGAGACGGCTTGCTTGAGGAACTTCGTCGGATCGACGCCTTGGTCGCGGAGTTCCTTGGCGCGGGCGTTGATATCTTTCCCTGCGCCTTCCTTGAAGTCGCGGCGGAAGCGATCTCGTTCGGTCATGCCTAGCTCAGCGCCGCGGCCCTCCGACGTGGCCGTGCGGGCCTCCTTCTCGCGATCCTTGCGAAAACGCTCCTCGGCATCTGCCTGGGCCTTCGCATCGCCGGCAGGGCGGATACCGTTGTTCTCCTCTGCCCGCCTCTCGAAGTATGTCTGGATATCGGCGAGACCCTGTTCGGTCTCGGCTTTGAATTTCTCTTCTGGAGTTCGCGTTAGTTCGCGGCCACGCTCGCCCGACTTGGCCTGCTCGGCCTCGCGTGTGCTGGCGTCTCGGGCGGCATCGACTTTCGCTTGGCTCGCCCTCGCGTCGTCCTCCATCTTGGCTTGGAGGGCTTCGCGTTCGCGGATTAGGTCTTCGCGACCGTCGCCTTCTGGGACGGCTGCGATCTGAGCATCCATTTCGGCGAGTCTTGCTGCGCCTTCGTTGACGACTTCGGCCTGACGCGCCAAGGCGGCGGCGAGTTCCTCGCCTGCCTTCGTGACGGTATCCCAGAATCCAGCCCCTCGCTCCTCAAAGGTGAATCCGGCAGCCGCCATCGCGGCGTTGTCCTCGTCGTTGCGGCGATTAAAATCGTCCGCAAGGTCGCCGCGGCCAGAATCTCGCATGGCATCGCGAATTTGTTTTTCATCAAGGCCGGTCGGGTCAATGCCGAGGTCTCTTGCTGTATTTACCAAATCGTTCAATGTCCGTTCTCGGGCCACGGCGGCCCTGCTCCTCTTCCTCGCGCGAGCGACATCCGCGGCGGCCGCCGAGTTGTTGCCGCTGACATCCGCCTCCAGCGCTGAACGCTCTTCGGCAAGCCGAGTCCTAGCCTCGTCGCCTGGGCTGCGACCGCTCTTCAGCTCCTCGTCGATCTGCTGAATCCGCTCTGCATCTGGTTTCTGCATCTGCTCCAGCCGATCCCGCTCGACTGCGATCTCTGTCTGTGCAGCACGCTCGGCTTCTCTCTGCCGCTCAAGGTCGGCCTCTGCCTGCTTGCGGGCCTCCTGAGTCTGCGGCGTGCTGTTGCCCAGATCGGCACGACGGGCCTCGTCGGCTCGCTGCTGCGCCGAGTTTAGGTTGCCTTTGGCCTCCTCCGAGGCACGATTCAAAGCATCGGCGAATATCTTGATTGCGATCGTCGCGGCTTCGATTGCGGCGGCCTCTTCGTTGAGAGCCTGCTCGGCGTCTTGCAGACCGCGAACCATCTCGGGCGTCTGGAACTCGGGGAGGGCCGATCGCTGCCGAATCGTCTCGCGCTCGTTCTCAATCTCCCGCATCCGGCGAGCGATTCGACCGTCCTCAAGGCCGGCGGCCCCCAGATTGCCCGTGGCGCGGCCCATGCGAGCGTCGATCTGCCGCTGCGGGTCAACGGTGCGTTCGTAGCGGAGGGCGTCAGACTGGGCGGCGATGCGGGCGCGTTCGGCCTGGATGGTGTTGATTTCGGCGCTTGCGGTATCGACGAGAGCCTTTTGTTCAGCCGGCCCGATGTCGCGACCGCTTTCGTCTTTTCCTGCCGCAGCGTTCTCAAGATTCTTGTATGCTTTCTCGAGCTGCTCTGCGGATTTGTTAAGCTCTTCACCGAACAGCCTTGCCCCAGGCAGACCAAGCTCGATCGCCCCCGCGACCTCTTCCTGGGCTTGGCGAATTTGTTCGGCCGGGCCGCGTGACGCTTTCGCGACATCTGTGGCGGCCTGCGCGACGGCATCGCCAATCGCCCTGTCAAGCCTGTCAAGAAGATTGCCGAGTGCCTCAAGCTGTCGGCTCGCCAGCTCAAACCGACCAAAGTCAAATGACGAGTTGCCTTCAGAGACAATCTCTTTGAGCCGATCGACTGCCGGCCGAATGGCGTCCGCCTGGGCCACCCTTGACCCTACGTCGGTGCCTTCTGGTATGCCTTCGGCTGCATTCCTAAAGGGCACTGTCGCCCGCAGCCGAACTTCCCTGCGAATCTCCGCTGCCGACGGCGGCGGTTGCACACCGATGAGCTGCGTCCGCCTCCGCTCTCTCTCCTCCGATGCTCGTAGTTGCTGCTGCTTGCCAACCCTAACTGTTGGATTTTCTTCTTTCTCGATCTCTCTCTTGAGCTTTGTCTGCTCTGCTCGTTCGCGCTGAATCGTAGGGTCGTTGCTGACAACCCGCTGCAATCCAAGCTCTCTCTGCTTCTTGAGTATGTTGTCTACTTCACGAGCAAAATCCTTTGCCTGCTGCGCCTGCTCGGAAAATATGCCGCGAGTCGCCGAGTCGCCGAGTGACCTAAACGCTTCGGCCAGCTCCTCGACGAGGCTTTTCTGGCGAGCCAGGGCTTCGTTGAGTGCCTTTGTTTGGTCTTCGGCGGTTCGGCCGTTGTTTATCCATTTGATGATACCGATAGCGACTTGGCCCGCGATGACCGCACCGAGGCCGATGAACAGCCCCGTCGTGCCGCCGAGGATGAACGCGAGTTGAGTGATGTTATTACTGATCGCGCGCAGCTTGAACTCCAGGCCGCCCGTCGAGGACAAGAAGTCGTCGATCGCGTAGCCGGCTTGATTCGCTGCCAGCGCGAACCTGTCGAATCCCTGGCGGCCTATGTCGCCAGCTCGTTGCATATCTCGCTCGATACGACCCGCACTGACTCCAGCTAGGGCCGCTGTCGTCTGCGACGTTGCCTGCAAAAGCGCAGCCAGTTCTCGCCGTGTCTCGGCGGTGTTTATCGTGCCCGCATCGAATGCCTGGGCTATTGCGTTGCGAAGCTGATTGAATGCCGCTACAGCAGGCCCAGCAGCCTCGGATGGAATTCGAGACATATACCCTTGCAGAATCTGCAACTGCGCGTTGTAACCCTGGAGGGCGCTCTGATCCAATCCGAGGCTGACGCCCGTCGCTCCCGCGCCGCCGAATGACGCCGAGAAGTTCATCGCCTGGGCGGCGCGAGAGGCTTCTGTGGCAAGTTGCTGCACCCTCTGCCGTGCGGCATCGATTTGCCCTGGCAATGCAGACGATGACGTAGAGAGCCTGACGAACTCGTTCTCCGCATCGCGGATTGCGGGGATGAACCTCGCCCGAACACTCTCCGGCAGGGCGTCGATCTGGCTCTTCAGCGTCGTGATCCCGCCCTTGAGCAGATCAAGACCACGCGAAGAATCTGCCAAGTCCTTGCCGAGGGAGCCACGCAGCTCAACCTCGCGGCCGACATCGTCAACCGTTTCGCCTGGGGTCGTCAGAGGGGTTGGCGAAGTCGCTGCGGCCTTTGCGGCAGCCAGCCTCGCCTCAAGATCAGAACGCGACAGGGTTGGCGAAAGCTTTTCGATCGCTGTGGAGACCTTGCCGGCGGATGCCAACTCTTTTGTCGCGGCCTCAAGCTCCGACATCCTCGCGGTGACCGTCGAGATGCCGGCTCCCGTCTGAATGAGATTCATGACCTCTGCGATGATCGGGTCAAGACTGATCCTGTCGGCAAGGTCAAGCTTGCCAATGTCGGCCATTATGCCGGTGAAGAAGGCGTCTGCCTTGGCTTCTGTTTCCGGCAGGCCGCGGACTGCTTGCGCCCACGCATCGTTGAGGCTAGCGATGCGAACTCTGGCCTTCTCGATGGCGGCATCACTGCCGGCAACCCGCCCCGCGTCCTGCGCAATGCCTTCCGCCCTGGTCGAGATACTGTCGATCGCCTGATCTTTCATGGCACCGGCAGGAAGCCCCTCGGCAGCGCCGAGGTCGACGCGGAGTTGGCCGATGTCGGCCTCAAGCCTCGTCTTGTCAAGGCTCGTGCCGAGCTTCTGGACGGCGGCGTCTGCCGCCTGCGTAGCCTCCTTCAGCCTATTCATGCCGACCGGCGGGCCGAGGGCGTCGGCGATTGAGCGGAGGTCTTTGTTGAGGTCTTCAAGATTCTTCTTGGCCTCTGCCGTCCTGATGTTGAACCTCTTTGCCTTCCCCAGTTTCGCGTCGATCTTGTCAAGGGCGTCGTTGTATTTGACGAGGTCGCCGGTCTCGCGGGCCACCGCCGCGTCCTCGAGCAGACCCCTAAACTTGCCTCGCTGCACACCCTTGAGCTGTCCGACCTCGCCTCGCAGGTTCGACTCCCGCGACTCGGCCTGCTCCCTGTTCTGCGGGCGACCGGTGATGACGAATGCGTTCTGCTCACGCACCTGATCCATCTTTGCCTTGAAGTCATCGACAGCCTTCTGGGCCGCGTCCGTCTTGACCTTGAGTTCCATTTGCTGGTCAAGGTCTGAGCGGAGGTTCTTCACCTCGATGGCAGCGTCTTGAATCTTGCCTTGACCGATAAGGTCGATGACCAGCATGGCTCGCTGGCCGAACGCGGTCTTCTGCGCGGCGTCAAGCTTCTGGATGTCGGCGGTGACTCGGGATACCTCGGCTTCGATCTGGCCGGCATTAGAGAAGCCGCCCGTAACGGTGAACCTTAATTCCTCGCGGAGGGCGTCCAGGCGGCCCTTCAGTTCGGTCGCCTTCTTGTCAGCGTCCGATGTGCTCAGGTTGATTTTGAGCTTCTTGCCGATCGTGTTCTCAATCTGGGTGATCAGCTTGCGGATCGTGTCTAGCGATGTCACGTCGCCGGCTTCAACAAGCTTTCCGAGCTTGACGAGATTGCCCGCGATCGGCCTTCGCTGAGACTCATCCAGCTTGCTCAAGTCGCCTTGCAGGCGGGCAAGCTCGCTCCGAGCCTGATCAATGTTCTGCACCTTGCCGGTGACAGTGAACGTG